CAGCATCAGCACTGTAATTGCTGTAGCCGCCATTCTTCCCTTTATTAGATCCGCCTTTTGCTCCCGTTGCCATTTTGCCCTACGCTCCTTCAGCATTTCTTCCCGTCTTGCAAGCGCCTGCACATTGGCAATGTGACCGATTTGCTGGTTGACCCTAGTATACAAGTCCTTCAATTCATGTGGGACGTGGTACACCATGTAGTCACTCAGCTCCTGATTCAGCTTCTCCATCTGCAAATTGGCAATCGTGATCTTGATTGCAGCCTCTTGGCCTTCATCGTTATTTGCATGGAGAGCAAATTCTTCCTGTTCCTTGACGTAATTCTTCAGCGAGTTATACGCTTGGAAGAACTTGATGAGAGCATCACTGACCTGCTGGTAAATGAGGTTTTCGTCAAATTCTGGCGGTGGCTCTTTTTTCTTTTTAACCTTCTTAACAGGTTGAGCAACTTGTGGTTGCTCTTCCTCTTTCTTACCAAAGACGCTAGTTAAGAACCCAAGAAGACCTTTGGCTTTCTTTTGTACTGCCTTAACGTCTTTGACAACTCCATCAACTTCATGGGCAATATCAGCAACAATTTGCCGCCCTTCTTTGTACATCTCACAAGCATCTTTGCAAAGCTTGAAAGCACCAGAAGCAAGGGCAACAAGGGTGAACGGATCAATGGCATCACCTTATTTTTTCTTCATGCCTTTTAGCGTTTCAGCTAAACGAGCACGCTGCCCCAGCTTTCCGGGTTTCTTCGCAGCGGCCGCCAGCTTCTTTGCAGGAATCTTTTTGCCTTCAGGAACGTGCAATTCTTTATGGAGAGCACCGGGCTTTTTGATTGCTTTTTGTATCCATTTTTCAGCCATGATGATTCCTTAGAATGTAATTGAACCAGACGCAGTGAATGTGTAAATAATGTACCCATTAGCAGTTGTTTGGCTTGGACTTCCAGTAGTGGATGTGGCTAGTTTATAGCTTGATGGATAACGGATTATGACAATACCTGAACCGCCAGCATAACCAGTTCCACCCCAACTTCCTCCACCACCGCCTCCAGTATTGGCTGTACCACTTGCACTTGCATTACCGCCACCTCCAACACCACCTGTTCCTACTGCGGTACTACTACCACCAGCCCCACCACCAGCATAAGTAGTAACTGTCCCAGAAATTGAAGATGCTATACCTGCTCCACCATTTCCACCAACACTACCAGTATTATTTGCACTTCCAACTGTTCCTGCACCGCCGCCGCCGCCTGCGGAAAGATTAGATGTTGCGTATAGAGATGATCCTCCTGAATTTCCTTGACCAGATGTACCAGAACCACCATTTAGTACTCCTGCTGTAGCTTGCCCAGCTCCCCCACCTGATCCCCCTGCTAACCCATTTGATGGATAAGCAGCGCCACCACCACCACCTAAAGCAACAAAATTACCAGTTGTTGCGGCTGAAGATGTTGCCAATAAAACAGATGGATTTCCATTTGTACCATTTGTAGTGCTTACTCCACCTGGGCCACCAGAACCAACAGTCACCCAACATTGAGTGCCTTGTGTTATGGATGTAAGCCCAGCAATTAAACCACCCGCTCCGCCTCCACCTCCACCATTTACACCACCACCACCTCCACCCGCAACGACAAGATATTCAACAACAGGCGGAGCTATACCAGTCCAATTCTGTGCTTTGACAGCTTGGCTTACTTGAGATAGCGTCCAGACTCCACTGAATTGGCTCAATTTATCGCTCCTTGTGTTAACCCATGATTGGCATATTCGCCATGATATTTTTCACGAGCTTGAATAACAACTTTTTTTGCCTCTTCTGGATCACGATAACGACCAAAATATTTTTGTTTTCCATTGACACTTAAATAAACTTCATACGATTTACTAATACCATCTTTTAACAGTCTTGTATTTAGTCCCTTATATGGAGCCGTACTTGTTTTATTGTGTTTTTTATTTAATGAATTTTGACTATGCGTTACTTCACGCAAATTTTCAATTTTATTGTTAGTCCTATCATTATCAATATGGTCAATACACTTTGGTAAATACCCATGATGATATAAAAAAATCATTCTATGTAATGCAACTGGTTTTCCATGAATTGATATTCTGGCGTATCTTTGAGAAGAATGAATTTTTGGTTTCACAACTTTATTACTCCCTAGACGGATAAAATATCCATCAGGATGGTATGTAAGTGTTTCTTTTAAAAACTGTTGTGTAACCGTCATATTATTCTTTCGGAGTTACAACTTCCCATGTCTTTGTGGCCTCATCCCAATCGTACAATTTAGGAGGAGTTCCTGTACCTGCATCACTAGGCATAGCAACAGGATTAACCCATGTCCATGTTGGTGCTCCAATCGTGAATGACTCGCAAGAAACACCCTTAGAATCTTTTGGTCTTGGGGCGTGGAACACATCATTTTGTGAATCATAAACGTATCCAATACCAGCGTAGTTGGCTCTCAATGGTGTACCACCTAAAGCATGAACACCACCATGCGTGTTGTAACTAGTCTGTACCCATTCAGAAGGGTTACCCCAGTGACCGAGTGCAAGTGTTTCAGCGTCAATAACGATGACGTTATCAACAATTCCGTTTGTGATGTGAGCAAAGTGTGCCATATTAACTCCTTAAAATGTGATTGTTCCACTGCTTGTGAAAACGTAAATCTGATAGCCGTTATTGTATAGAACCTGTGGGCCACCTGTAACTGATGCTGGAGGTGCTGTGTTGGCGGGGTAACGAATAATTACTATTCCTGAGCCACCGTTGCCACCAACATAACCTGTATATCCAGCACCGCCTCCGCCACCGCCTGTATTTGCTGTTCCATTACCACCTGTAAGCGATCCGCCAGAGCCACCGCCTCCTGCGCCACCAATGCCTAATGTAGCTCCGTTTTGAGTAGCTCCACCGCCACCACCACCTGCATAAAAAATTTGCGATCCCGTAATAGTTGAAACAGTTCCTGTACCACCTGAGGTAGAAACTGATACTGCACCAACTGCATTATTTGCAACTGAACCAGAGCCACCACCACCTGCGGCTGGATTATATGGAGCACCTGCACTTGTGCCTCCTGCATATCCTTGTCCCGATGTTCCAGAACCACCGCCTATTGCTCCTGAGTCACCATAACCACCACCACCTGAACCACCAGACTGACCGCCACTACCAGATGCTTTTGCTCCACCTGCTCCACCGCCAGTTGATGTAATTGATCCAAAAACAGAATTGCTACCGTTGCCACCTAAAGCAAGTCCTGTTCCTACACCTCCAGCTCCACCCGATCCAACAGTAACTGTTATTGATGAACCTTGAGTAACAGCATATCCTGTTGCAGTTAACAAACCTCCAGCTCCTCCGCCACCTCCTGCGTAGAAGCCACCTCCACCACCTCCACCTGCCACAACCAAATACTCTACAGTTGCAGTAGGCAAAGATGTCAAAGGGTTTAATGTTCCTGTGATGATTCCACCGATATATGATTGACTCATTTTTATTCCTTAGAACGTCACAGTTCCGCTACCAGTCCAAGTGTACACACGATTCTTGTATCCTAGTCCTGTTGCAAATGGGGATAGTTGGTTCCAAGTGGGTGAACCTGTAAATGATGCAGTAAATGAATTTGAAGAGCTATCCGCAACATAAGCACCTGATACTGTATTAACAAGTAATTGTGTATTAGTTATAGCTGTTAAAGGCGCAGTTGGAACGGTAAAGTTGCTTGTATAAAGAGCAGTTCCTTTTATAAATCTTGCATTAGATAGATAGCCAGTAGCGTAGTATGATCCATCTTGCCTCCCGCCAAAACACAAATTTGAAGTTCCATTAGTAATTGTGCCACCTGTTGTAGTTGCAACTTGTATTCCGTTTACAAATAGGCGGTCAGTTCCACTACTTCTTGTCCAAGAAATATGTGACCAAGTATTATTTGCAACTGCACTTGATGCAGATGTCATCGTGTTTCCACTTACATTGTTATTTAAAACCCCAGTCGATGTATTTAATGTTAACTGATACTCTAAACCAGTTGCACTATTCCATTTACTAAAAAAATGAAAATATGTATTTGTTGCCGTTGGGTAAATCCAAGTTTCTAAAGTAAAGTCTCCAGTTGCCAACTGAAGCGCAGTGTTATTTGCAAAAGAAAATAAGCTACTTCCATTAAAGTAAACACTACCACTACCACTTGTAGAAGCAGTATATGTTCCTGTTAATGCTGATGGTGCGTTATAGGTGTCTGGGTATGAAATGATGACGATGCCTGAACCACCTGAACCAGCAGTTGAACTATAAGCGCCCCCGCCTCCTCCGCCAGTATTAACAGTTCCGCTAGTGCCAGTTGTAGTTCCTCCTGCACCGCCTCCGCCAACACCACCAGAACCAGCCGTACCACTTAAGATTCCACCACCTCCACCGCCAGAATAAACAGTTAAAGTTCCAGAAATAGCAGATGCTACACCTGCACCTCCATTGCCAGAAACACTTGTAACACCACTTAAACCAACTGTACCAGCTCCGCCTCCACCTCCAGATGGGCCAACACTTGCTTGGACAAAATTAGTACCGCCAGCATTACCTTGACCAAATGTTCCTTGTCCATAAGTATATTGAATTGATCCACTACCTGCGGCTCCTCCGCCAGAACCCCCAGCTACACCATTCGATCCGCTTCCTCCAGCACCACCTCCAACCGATGTAATGCTTGAAAAAACTGAATTTCCACCACTTGTATTGCTACTACCACCTGATCCAACAGTTACAGTTAAAGATGTACCAGAAGTAACGCTTGATATGCCTTGTAAAAGACCTCCGCCACCACCACCACCACTTACTGATCCTGATCCAGTTCCACCCCCACCACCACCTGCTACAACAAGGTATTCAACATAGTTAGTTGCAATAGAACCTGTCCAAGCCTTTTGAATCAAGCCTTGTAACTGTTGTTTAAGAGAAAAGATTCCATTAGGCATAATTTAAAACGTAATCGTTCCTGATGCGTTGAAGATATATATGCGATATGGCCCTGCAATATACGTTGTGGGTGAGCCTGTTGTTGATGTGGCTTGGGATAGATAAGCAGGGTATCTGATGACTACGATTCCTGAGCCGCCTGTAGCTCCAGCATAAGCCGTAGCAGTTCCATCGCAACTAGAACCACCACTGCCACCACCTGTATTTGCTAGCCCAGCAGTTGGTAAAATTTTTGTAGCAATCCCACCGTTACCACCTCCAGCGGCCCCAATTGCAACAGGCACAGATGTACCTATGTATGCTGTGGATGCTCCAGCCCCTCCTCCACCTGCGTATTGGACAGGAGAACCAGTAATTGAAGAGACAACCCCTGTTCCACCATTTCCGTTTGTAGATGCAGTGGCGGCTCCTCCTACAGAACCTGCTCCACCTCCGCCTCCATTAGTATTTACACCAGAACCATAACCTGCACCGCCACTATTTCCTTGACCAGATGTTCCTGCACCTGCGCCAAATGTGGTTATGCTTCCTCCACCAGAACCACCAGCATTTCCAGTGTATCCACCCCCAATGGCTGTAATTGTCCCAAATACTGAATTACTACCATTTGAACCTGAAGAAGTTCCACCAGTTCCTCCCGCACCCACAGTAACTGTTATGGTTGAACCTATAGTAATTGGATAACCTGTTGCGGTTAATAATCCACCCGCACCAGAACCACCTGCCGCATAATAATTACTTGATGGCCCAACACCACCACCTCCAGCGACAACAAGATACTCTACCGTTGACACAGGGTAGTTCAGCCCATTGTATTGAGCAGAGACAAATCCACCAGGATGGGATTGAAAACTCATTTTAAGAAATCAGTTCGTAAGATACGGTATAAGACAATGCTGATGCAGTACCACTTGTGACTGTGATGGAGTTTCCATCAACCAAGTAAAAAGCTGTTGTTTTGTCGCTCAAAATCAATGATGAATTTGGAGGAACAGAGATCTGATATGCCAAGCTTGACACCACAGAACCACCTGATGGAGCAGATCCTTGGGCTACAGAACCATTAGAGTAATACTGAAGCGTTGCGGTAGCCGCGCTCGATGTCAGGTTAGCAACAGTCACTTGGTCAATCTTGAACACTTGTGCGCTACCTGATGCATTTGGAAGAAGAACCACAGCACTAGTACCTGATGGCGTATAGCCAGTCGTGATGCCGTTAATGGTTGTGACGTTGACGATATTGACTGCCATGATTAACTCCTAAATTAGAACCCAAAGATCATCGCCATTGCGATACTCTTACCTGTTGAAATACCTGCTGTGCCCCATGTAGGAACCGCACCTGAACCGCCTGATAGCAATGCTTGTCCTGATGTTCCATACTGACCATTGAAAGCCACAGCACCGCTTGTATTGATTGTCATGGCATCTGTTGCACTACCATTGATAACCAAGTGAATTGCGTTTGATGTAGTTGTACCAAGAGCCAAGTCACCGCTTGTTGCAGTTAAATATGTTGCATTCGCTGCATTTAGAGAACCTGTACCACTGAATGTGGATGAGTTGATACCAAAGTCACCGTAGTACGTTGTTGCAGTACCAAGGTTATTAGTAACAATAAAATCTGATGATGCGGATGTGCCAGAGTTGGTATTCTGAATAATTGCCTGAACATATGTGTTTGCACTTGCTTGTGCTGACATCACAATGTTGGTATCGCTAAATCCAAGTATGCCAGTAATCGCATTGATCGCTTGGAAATCTGTACCGTTATAGGCTACCAAAGCTGCTGCACCAGGAGGAATTGTTACCCCTGTACCACCAGATTTCTTGATGGTAATGGTGAATGGCGTACTAGCCGTGGTAGTAGAGTTAATTACATAATAAACTTTACTGCTTGCAGGAGCGATGATGTTCCTGTTTGCTGTTCTAATACCTGTGCAATTCAATACCGCATATTGAGCTACAGTTGAGTTCGTTGCAGTAGATGGAAATGTACTGGTTGTCGTGTTATTACCATTGGTAATTGACAACGTGATATCTGAGTCTTGCGTGATATTGTTAGTACCAGCAACTGAAATATCGACAATAGATGTTAAGCCATAGTTAACATCATCGCCCCACACGCCACTTTCCGAGCCTGTTGTCGGCTGGACTAGCCCCAATAGAGTTGTATTCGCAACTGTCATTTAAATCCCCTATGTTGAAATAATAGTCCAATTGGGTGATTGGCTATCAACGACCACTGTCCAATTCGGTGTCTGCGTGTCCCCTATATTCTGCCACGAAGGAGATTGACTGTCATCAATTAATTCCCACAATTTTCTAGCAAAAAGAGAGTCTGTCGCAGTCACACTTTCTGTCAAACTAACAAAGAAAATACTTCCAGCAGGGCTTACCACATCCGCTAAAGATACTGTCTCTGTTACTGTTACAAACTGCGTTGCCGTAGTCGTAACTGAATCCGTTACCGTAGCAGTCTCTGAAACATTAACCGTCATGGTTAACAAACCTGTCTCAGATTCCGTTGCCGTTATCACCTCAGTTACCGATACATTAAATGCTCCACCTGGAACCACTGTATCCGTAACCGTTGCTGTTTCCGTTACCAGTCCAACAAACGTAAATCCACCTGCTTGGCTTGAAGTTACCGTAGCCGTTTCCGTTACCGATGCCACCGCATTCAAAGTTACCGATTCAGAATCCGTTACCGTAGCAGTTTCACTAACTGATACTGGCATTGAATTGCCTACACTTACAGAATCCGTTACCGTATCAGTCTCAGAAACAGTATTGTTAAAACTAACTATGCCCGTCTCAGAATCTGTAACCGTAGCAGTTTCGGTAATCGTTACAGCACTTATGGCCGTATACGACTCTGAATCAGTTACGCTAGGCGTTCCACCCCAAACTCCACTACCCCAGGTACTAGCATTCCAATACCCATTGTTTAAGCTCTCAACAAGCGTAGGATTAAAGACGGATCCGCCCCAAACGGCTTGGCCCCAATTACCAGAACCCCATCCGCCTGTATCCGCCATATCATACTGCTGCTAATTGTGACTCCTGAAACCATCTGTTTTGTACCACACCATTCTCGTCAGTCCAAGAAATGAGGTAAGAGATGTTTCCAGAAGCATCCATTTGCAAAGCCTCTACAGGGCCAGTAGGATCAACAGGCGCAGGTACAACTTTTACGTTTTCACCGATTGTAAATTTTGCTGCCATGATTAATCCTTAGCAATTAGCGGTATAGGTTACATTTAGTGTGTCACCGTTCAATACTGAACGATTTGTGGCAAAGCTACCAGCAGAATACAAAGTACCTGTTGTTCCGCCTTTTGTGCTATTGGTTACCAAGAATGCACCAGCAATTGTGCCAGTCGCATTGATATTGAATGCAGTAGCTGATGTGGAAATTGTTCCAGTACCAGCAGAACCTGCACCGCCACCAGAAGCAGATGCTGACCCAAATGAAGCAGCAGGACGGGTAGAGTTAGAATAACCAGTATTCTCAGTCCATCCAGAGTGTGATGCCATCGTGTCTGAAGCATTATAAGTAGGGGATGAACCGCCATCTACCAGACCCAAATACCATGCAGCAGTATATGTAGTGCCAGCAAAATACTTGTTCAAAAGGTCTGTTTTACCTACATTGACCACTAAATTGGGGACATTTTCTTCCCATCTAACAATGCCATCAGCACCGATACAAGACACAGTATAAACACCCGTGACCTTCATATCTTCAATAACATTGCTATTTTGGGTGACGGATGCGCCCAATTGTTCTGTTGCATTAATCTTTTCTTTGTGATCCATGATGGCTCCTAATTAGAACTGCGAATTAATGCCGTGTTATACGCATTCACAGGCATTGTAATGGTGAAATTTAACATTGTCTTGTCTGATCCAAAGTCGATCACACAAATGGATTTGTTGCCCTTGCTTACGTTATAAAGCAAAGCACATCGAGCAGTAATGACTGAATTAGTCCACACCACATTGTTGAAATTAACATAGGCCGTATAGCCATAAGTATTGACTGTAGCCCCAGTTACCTGGTTTCCACCTGCCGTATAGCCTGTACCAGTAACTTCATTTGATGAAGTATATGCAGTTGTTGACGCATTGATATTGGCATTACCAGTATACAAAGCCATGTACAGTGTATCCGTCAAAAGGTTATGCACCCCTTGATAGAGCTCCGCCTTAAAGGAAGTGGTTTGAGATTGAACTATGCTCATGCGACTTGTGTCCTTACTTGACCATCTCGATAAGCATCCATACGCAGTTTGCCATCTCCCAAGTTCTTGAGCAACGCAATAGACTGGGTATAACGATCTTTGTACAAAGCCAACATACTGTCTTCACCTTTGATATACGTTATGGCTTCCATCAACGTGCCATTCAACAAAGCAGAATCAAAATTATCACCAAGCCATGTCTCACCGTTGGGGTTGGTAATTGAAGTTACTGTTAACGCAAACCCTGTACCAGTCGCAAAAGATGCAGATAGAACATCTCCAACTGCATAGTAGCAACCGTTTGTAATCATTGTTACCGAGCTTACAATCCCGCCTGAAACGACAATAGTGGCAGTAGCACTGCTGCCAGTACCGCCAGTAAGAGCAACATTGTAGTAAGTACCATTTGTGTATCCAGATCCAACATTACTAATCGTAGTCGTGCCAATTGCCGCCTGAATAATAGATGTTGGGTAATAGTAATAATGCAACTCAGCGTTGTACGCCATGTTAGGCGTAGGCCCAATGATGAATGTCAACTCTGACTCATTAGAAGACTGTGGCCCAAAAATCGCATAGTGCTTAGGCTGACCCTGAACACTTGGATTGGGATACGCCTCACGAATGAAGTTAACATCTTTATTCAATAAGTAAAGGTAGTTACCAGTAGAGCCATCTACAGGATAAACTGCTAGTGAATAAACAGCTAAAAAATCACTTGGTGCAGATAAATATTGATTGCCACTCGTCAAAGTACCAGTCACATTCCTACGCAAACTAGGCAACTGCACCGTGTTATAGATGCGTTGCTCGCATTGCTCAATCATGCGATTGAGGTCAACTGTAGGGAAGTTATTCTCTACATAAGCATTTACAGCAGTGACTAGTTCGCTATAGTACATATTAAGCCATTGGGCCTCGTGCTATTCTGCCCTTCTCAGCAGCGCCATTACCTCTGGTTTCTTCACCAGTAGTCTTGATATCGTCCATGTTTCCAATAGAAACACCACCATTCAATGGTGTCCAGTTGTGGCGAGTAGGCATCTTTACTCCCAGGCCAATATCAGGATGGTCAGGATTCTGCTCAATAGCCTCTACACCATAACGCTTGTCATTCATGTGATGGGGAGCAGCATACTTAGCCGCAGTGTCGTTATAAACCTGCTTTGGCTTGTGAATAGCTGGGCTATTCTTCTTTGTAGGTTTGATTTGTATAGGCATCATCCACCTCTTTGATTGTTAGCTCTGGCCATATTACGACCAACTGCTTTCATTGATTCACCAGATACACCTGCCAAACCACCCTTCTTCAACTTAGAAAGATTGGTGCGCTTACCAGGATGCTCTTGTTTATCGTGCATCTTGAAAGCTTTCTTAATCAGCTTCTTGTCTTCTGCGATATCGTCATGCTTAGCCATGTTTAACTCCCTGTAATTGTTACCGTACCAACTGCTGTTGTTGCCACCAAATAATTAGGAGTCAACACCGTATCAAAACCACTAGATCCACCGATTGGATTCCATCCCCACTGAGTATCCCTAGATCCACCAGAAGGATATCCATTTACATCTAAGCCAGAAGTGTCATAAGACAAGTCTGGTCTAGGTTGTCTAACCGCCTGCGGATCATCAACTGGATACATACCCAATTGCAACTGCGGGTGATCTGGATCCCAACACTCAGGACAAACTTTCAGTTGATATAGTTTAGTCTTAATGACCTCCATTTTCAACTGTTTTAGCTTGTATCTTTGGCCACATCGATCGCACTCGGCAATCGAATACTTGCCAGATGCGAAACGGTTACCCACTACACGCCCCCGCCAATAAACATCTGTCTTGGCACAAACCTAATTGCAGCCTTTTCTCTATCCTCACCAGCCGCAAGATTAAACTGCTCGTCATATTGACCCTTGAGCATCTCAATCCTTTGCATAAGCTCAGGCGTTTTAGTGGCAATATGGTAAGCCAAACCAGCAGCGGCAGCAGGCAAAAACCTGTAGTTCATGTCCTGTGTCTGGATACCTGATCCAGTATCCTGTACACGCCTCATTCTCCAATACACAAATGTGTATGTGGTCGATCCATCTGGTGTTGGCCAGACTGTAATCGCTGGGATCTGAGGGATATAAATGGGTGTGCCTGATCCTGCGGTATAGGACTGAGCAGTCGTATTGTTCTGTGCTCTAAAACAATTCTGCAAACTATTGCCAGAAATGCATGAGTAGTAAACAATCTCGCCAGAAGTAGACCCCAACTGGATATAGCCCTGAGCAGCCATTCCAACAGTGCTAGAAAGCACGATTGTGGTATCTGTAGTACCTATGCTAGTCGCAAGAGTAACGGCAGTACTATTGACCAGTAAAGGATTGGTTTCTGTCGAATTCCTCTGCACCAAAACCTGAATTGGCCTGGCTTGAGTCAGCTTGTTTGGAATAGTCGCATATGTAGGCATACTAATCCGGGTAATATTCAAGTCAGCCTGATTGCTTGATGAGCCCTGATTTGTACGAATCACATGATCCATCAAGTCAATAGTATCAGCAGGAATTGGGTAGGTGTTCAAACCTTGCACAAACGTAATAGACTGTTGCTGAATCGTCCACATATTGATACCACGATTCTGCCACTCTATCGTCATCAAGTTCATTGACCTGCGAGCAGTACGCAAGTCATAACCAGAACGCATTTCACGACCGGCACGCTCCCACGCTTCCTCGGCTAACTCCGTGAAGTCTAGGTCAAAGCCAGTTGTGCCTGTTGTGCTCATTTAACTTCTTCTGGCGCTACGTCATCAGGGTGAGTAAACTGCTCGTGTGGCTCATCAGCTAAAAAAGCAGCTACCGCTTCTGGCGTTTCAACAAGAGGATCAGGAGTAGGATCAGCGACAACAGGTGCAGGAGTCTCAATGGGTGCAACATTAAGATTACTTTCCAAACCATCAAGAATGTCAGAAAGTCTATCATCAACATGGCCATTTGACATTAGCTGATGTATTGCTCTGGCATTCAACTCTTCAATCAAGAATTCAATGTTATCTTGGATATAGCTAGGTAAGTTCATTTTGAAGCCCTCATGTTGTCGATTAAATTTGGATAGACTCTACCTGCCGCCTTAGCCATCGCCTTTGCTTTAGCCTTCTTAGCAGAACTTAATTTCTTGTGCTTCTTAGCTGGATTGGGTGTATCCCATACTTCACCGCCTTTTTTGTAAAGCGATACGTCATCAGGATGATCCTTACGATGAATAGTCTTTCTTTTAGGCATCTTAGAGGGGCTCATTGCCCCCATGCCTCGACTGGGCATCATAGGTATCTGCCTTTCGTATAACCTTTAGTGGCTATACCATCTCCCCTTCCAGCCTTAGCTTTAGCCATCTCTTTCTTGACATGGCCACCTTTTTTCATGCCAAGCTTGAGCTGTGGATTTGCCAACTCTGTTTGTGCCGGCCCAATTACTCTTCTGCCATTGGTTTCCAAGCGCTTTAAAGCGGGAGCAACTTCCTTTGCCAACTCTACAGCACCTCTTCTTGCAGCTAAGTTTTTAGCAGCATTGGCAACCATTTTGAGTGCGCCACCGCCAGGAACCATTGCATCCAACATCTGTTGGGTTTTTTCTGGACTTGGTTTGCTCTCATTAATCAAATCTCTAGCCGACTTTTTCATAGTAGGCAAAGGAGAATTGTCTTCCCATTCACCCTTCATTCTAGGAACTGGCGTGTTATCTTCCCACTCACTTGTCTTCTTAGAAGATGCTTTTGGAGTTTCTTTAGCGGGCGCAGCTTTAGCCGCGGCTTTAGTGGGCTTTCTAGCTTCTGTTTCACCCTTGCGAGTCAAACCTTTTTGAGCATTCAAATAATCTCTAAGATTATCGTATCCAGAGTCAGCCAATTGTTTCTTGGTAACAATAGGCGCTCTAGGAGCAGGCGTAGGCATAGAGTTTTGCTGAATAGGTGCTTGTGGCCCCATATCAGTAGGAGCAACGGGAGCCGATCCCATGTTTGAGTAAGCCGCACCCATTGCTTGGTTTTGTTGATCCATAGCATTTTGTGCTGCCATTGGATCGCCACCACCCATTGGTTGTGCGTCTATACCGTAACCATCTCCACCGTCATCAACAACTGGATCGCCAGCTGCGAATCTTTTAACTTTATGCCTAGCCATTTTTAGCTCCTACTTGTGGTGCTTGTGGTGTACCTTACCACCATGTGCCATATGCTTTTGATGCTTGTGCAAATGCTCAATTACATCGTTGTGCATATGGTGTCCAGCAGCGTGCTCTTTAATGTGATGAGAGTGATGCACATGGCCACCAGCCTTGTGTTCTTTCTCAACCATTTCATGGTGCATCTCATGGTGATGAGGATGCTCGTGACCATGAGGATGAATAGGTGCGTGATGATGTTTCATATTCTGCTCCTTAGCAAATCTTGCCGCCACGTTTTTTGGTATTGATCAATGGGCCAGTACCAATTGTATTGCCCTTCATTGTAGGATTCATACCGCGGGTATGACCCTTTTCTTGGACAGCGTGCTCGCCAAACTTCTTGTTGCCACGCTTCAAATCGTGACCCTTTTCCATGTGGCCAGGCTCCATACGTTGCTCGGAAATGTGACCACCACCAGCGTAGTGATGTTTAGCCATAGCTTTACCGCCATGCTTAAGCACCTTTTCGCCCATCTCTTTTGAGTGTGGCTCGCCTTTTTCCATAGTCTTGCCGCCGGCTTTCATCGCCATTTTCAGGTGATGATGTGCCATCTTCATGTGGTGATGGTGATCTTCATGGTGAGCTTTACCACCATGCTTCATGCCCATTCCACCCATAGGAGCTGCAGGCATAGCCGCAGGAGCTGCTGCTCTGGGCTTTCTTGCTGCTTTCATCATCATAGCTGCGGCCATAGGGTTCAGGCCGCCTGCTGCCATTTTCTTCTCGTGCTTCATAGTACCACCTTGTTTAAATTTGCGGCCTGTATCCGCTTTGCTAAAATGCTCTCCCACTTTCTGAGAGACTCCGACTTTCTTGGCGAACGCTGGATTGTGAGCCACCGCCTCCATGAAATTGTGTTGCTTCTTACTGGTTGACGGCATGATATTTCTCCATCAATCTGTCAAGCTTTTCGTCCAACTTGTCCAAACGATCCAGAACTCTGTTTATATCCGCATGGACTTCTGCTTTTGTCACATACTCTTTGGCTATCTCTTCCCGAGTACGATTGAGCAAAATAGTTACCCGTTGCAATTCTGCGGATTTCTCTCTCAATACCCATCCTAAAACTGCGACAAGAAAGGAGAGAATTGCATTCCATACCATCGTTTCCATCAGACAAACTTTCCTTTTGTATGGCCTTTTACAGCACATCCATCAGCACATTTCCATACACGCAGACTTTTATTGATTCTGCTATTTGGATCGTTTGCCGTCTTGGATGAAGTCAACTTCTTTTTCATACCTTCCATCCTGGCACAAAAGCTTTTCTTCCTTGATCCGCCCTCGGGTTGGGGAGCTTTTAAATGCATCCCCTCCTTCCTTGCGGATGCCCGGCCTTTGGCGTTTAAGCCTCCGTTCGGATTCTTCCCTTCCTTGCGTTGCCATGCTGGGGTACTCATGATTAAGCCATCGCTTCTTGACAAACAACATTAATCTGAAGATTCACTCCACTGCTATTTGAACAAGTAACCGCAACCGTCAGAATGTCAGCTACGTTACCTCTTACGTTTGTAAGAACAGGGAAGAAGTTGGTCAAATCAAGCTGTTGCAAACCATTAGGAGGGGTTGAGAATGCATACACAACCTCACCGCCAGACAATGATGTAGCAGTCAAATCTTGTTCAGCAAACGAGTTATATGAACCCAATGTGTTCAAAGGTACAAAGTTTGCCTGAGACAAAGATAGCTGATTAGTGGGAGTGCTAGAGATCAACTCAACCAAACAAGTTTGTGAAGAGTTCAATAGCAAAGTTTGTGGCAGTAACTGACCACGATCAATCAATCCAATTTGGTAGTTGTTACCTGATGCAGGAGCATTTGCCATTGGCAAGCCAGTAACAATATCTTGGAATGTAATAGTGCTTACGGTATTTGATGTAATCCTTGCGGTATAAGGAGAAACAATCGTAGCACCAGAACTATAGTTGCCAGGATTCACATTACCCCAGTTAACTGAGATAGCAGTTGTCGATGCAACACCAGCACTATAGACAGTATTAACGGAGAATATTCCATTCATGCCAGCAGGTGTGGCTCCGCTAATATAGATCACGTCACCTTGTTTCAAATTATGAGCAGAGCTAAACGTGATTGTAGATGTGTAGTTTGTCAAGCCAGCAATAGTAGAACTAGCAGGATTACTGATAGTGCTAACTGAAGGCATACTTGCTTGGTAGTAAACAAACTTACCAACAAACTGATTCACACCCCAATAGGTTGCTGTTGGATTGGTAGTAGCCGTTACACCATTCTGAAGAATGATTGGCAATACCATTGTGGTTGTGCTTGGGATATTTTGGATCAGCCAAGTTTGGGCAGCATACGTTGTTGTGGCAGTTAAAGTGCCAGACAATGTGCCTTGAGCTGAACTCATTTGATAAGTACCAGCTACACCAGGTGTTCCAAACGCAATACTTGTTCCACTTGTAATCGCAGCAGTAGTAAATGCAGATATCACAATGGTTGTTCCATTGATCTGTTGAACATAAGCGCCAGCAGGAATTCCAGTAGCAGAAACAATTTGACCAACTACAACACCAGATGCTGAAGTGATTGGAATAATGTTTGCACCTATGGCCACATTAGCTGCCGTAGTTGTTGTAGCTGCGGTTGCTGTTGATGTCAACTGCTGAACAATTGTGCTACCTGCAACTGTACCAGTACCAGATAAAACTGCTCCAGCTTGGAATACCCCAGAAGCTGCGGCAGTAATAGTCAATGTAGTGCCAGCAGCACTATAGTTACCAGTAGTAGATGTGCCAACTTCAGTAAAAGAGCTAAGCGTAATGTACTGAGCAGGATTGTTAGCTTGTGCAGTATTAGTCACGGCATAACCATGAGCTGATGCAAAAGTTAATAATGCTTGTCCATTGTTTGCTTGACCAACAACAGAGTTAATAGCTGGTGTAGCACCGCTAGATCCAATAGTCAAAGTGCTATTTGTACCACTAGAAATGGCCGCATTTGTTTGATCAAACACATCCGTTCCTATAGCTCTCATACGAAAAGACATTGCAGGATATCGAGTGATTGCAGTAGATGGCGATCTAGTCTGCGTCTTAGCATCGTTACCATATGAATAGGTAAATCCACGCTGTCTATCAATTGAACCCTCAATCAATACTGAAACACCATAGTGAGTCATTACTGATGGAGCACCCGTTCCATTGTCTCTTTGCTCGTAACGTACTGGCAAGTTACCTGTACGGCTCCAAGGTGTAGTTTGTGGAGTATTGGCTCCGCTTGTTTTATTAAGCAAGCCATTACCTGTTCCAACTTGATGAAGAACCCAAGGCTCACCATCAATCACAACACCCCAGCGGCAAGCACCAGCTCCATACCATGCATACTCCATCCATATCATTTGAACCAAACTCCAGTTCAAAGCATCACGGATTTTTTGATTTCCATTCCATTGGTCAGCAGGGAATACTGTATCTACAGGTAAACCACCTGAGTCTGAACGTATAACAACGCTCATACCATATGGATTTACAGTACCCCCACCAGTACCAGACTGCATAAAGAATATGCCGTTTGAATCATCAAAGATACCAACACGTTGGAATTGACCGCTTACAGAAGCTCCAAAGTTAACATTGGAAGCCATGTAAAAAGTCTTACCAGGCTGATATCTGTGATAGGGACGTGATTGACGAATAGTGATATCGCCGGGAGATGCAGCACCTCCGATGGTCATGGTTACGCCACCAAGACCGGGGTTTTGCACAATTGATGCTTGACCTGATGCATTGTTAATGACGTTTTCCCAACGCAAAGGTTGTACGCCATACTCAAAGTCAGCATCATAAATATTTTGTGATTGACTAACTTTTAACTTACCAACAACATCACGCAGACGTTGAGGCGCTAAAAACTGGGCTGATCCATCAATACCAACCAAAGGAGTAGTAGCAGACTGTGGGCCTAATCCACCTGTTTGTTGGCCACCACTGAAAAAATTAATTAGACCAAGGCTTAACGACATAATAACTCCAAAAAAATGTTTAAAGAAAGGGGCCGTAGCCCCTATTCATTAATCGAAGTTGCCGTATGGGTAAGTCGTAGAGTTACCAATGTTAGGATCGGCTTGTGTATAACGCACGATAATGTTGTATTTACCAGCGGTAAATGGAGCAGCACCGTTAGCGCCTGATACGTTGGTTGCCAAAGTAACAACAATTTGTGATACCAAAGATCCGTTATTGTCGGTATTAGCGCCAGTAGGATTTGTGATGTCACCTGTTGTTCCAGCAATCAAGTTGTTCAACTGGGCAACTGTGTACTCAGATGTCAAGCTTTGACGTCCAGCAGTAAATGTTGTGCTAGATGTGCCCAACTGAGCATACTTAGCAGTACCACCAGAAGCAGTAAAGCCGTTGCTCACCAACACTTCCATACCAGTAACAGTACCAGTTGTCAAAGTCTGTACTGCAGGAACATCAACAATGATGTCACGGATGATTGATCCATAAGGAACATACACAACACCACCACGATAAATGATCGTGCCTGTGTCAGCAGTAATGGTAGCAGCTGTTGGAGGATATACAGTAGATGAAGATGTATATACAGTAGCAGGTGCGTTAGGAATGCCATTTGAAGTAACGAACTGTTGATTGCCACCAGAGTAACCAGCGGTATAAGCAGTTGTATTTGTTAAATCAAAATAAAGAGATTGAACGCTCTCTACATAACCTACGTTACGCAGTGCGCCAAAACGATTGTTACCCTGAAGAATTGGGCCTTCAAATGTACTACGAGCCATGATAAATCCTTATGCAAAAGCCTCTTGTTAATCGTTGCATCGTCTGCTGGGCCAGTGGCAACAAGAGTAAACTCCCAGATGCATTAAATATACACTAAATTCAAAAAGTGTCAACAAAAAAAAGGGGGTATTTACACCCCCTTTTCCCACCATCAGAATGAACCTGAAGAACCCCAAACTCCGAGGGGATCAGACCAACCGAATGAATAACGCTCGCGGGCTTTGTAGCGCACGTTACCTGTATCGAAATCACCGTCCATTGAATTCTGGAGGGGAGTACGAACAAAGTGCTTCAAGCCGTTGGGTACGTCTGTAGTCAAGAACCAAGCATTAACGTCAGTCAAGAAGTGGTTGATTGTGTATCCCTCGGGGATAGAACCATTGTTCTCAATTGCGTTGATGTCGTTGTTGTTTGTACCAACACGCAGTTTTGTATCGAGCAAACGGGTTGCTACGAACTGCAATGAAGGAGGAACAATCAACTTCTTGGGCTTAGCGGCGATCAAAAGACCACGCTCATCTGTCCAACCAGCGATCTGAATAACTGCGCTCTCAAGAGAGGTTTCATTCAAGTCAGCTTGGGTTGTAGGAGTGTTGGAGTTTGTACCACCATTCACCAATGGGTGAGCAGTAGAGAACAAAGCAACACCGTCACCACCAACATAGCTAGAGTTGAATCCATTGTTCAGAGTGGAAGCACCTTTAACTTGCTTGGTGTATGCCATAGCACGAGCCAAACCTTTGGTGTAACGGCCAGACAAGCTGTCGTACAAGTTATCTTCAATCGCCTCTTCAGTGATTGAGAAACCCAAAGCAATAGTTTCGTGGTTATAGCGAGTTGTCCATGCCTCTTGTGCATTGTCATAACTGATGGCTGTGCCCTCATTTTTGACTGGTGCAGCTGAGAAGCCAGACAGTTTAGTTTCTTCCTCGAATGAACGCTCAGAAGTCTCTGTTTCGTAGATTTCTTTGTGCTCTTCGCCATAACGTGCATACTCTAAACCGAACAATGCGTTCAAGCCTGGGAGCAGCTCTTTCAATAATTGTGCGCGTGAAATAGCCATTTGTTAGCTCCTTAATTAAACGCCAGTAGCGTTGAAGTAGCTATGGAAACCAAAGTTCCAAGTTACCAACACTTCGGG